CAGTCAAAGGACAAGAATATATTTTATGCTGATTTGGGCGATCCACTTTGGATTAGCCTTGAAAATACAACGCTGGTAAATGCTCGCAGTGTGGGGCCTGTAAGCGATTTGATATCAGGTACTATCCACATAGGCGAGTTAGAAACCTTTGGCGCTATTACCGCTTGGCTAAAGTCCTTTAAGCAGGTGCAGGCAGTTGATGAAGAGACTGTGAATCCTTCTGACTTGGTGCCAGGCCCCATGAAACTTTGGCCAGCAAATGTTACAGCCATTGATTTAGTTGACAAAAATGACGCTTTTGAAAAGTTGATACAGACAAAGGCGGTTGATTTAGCGGGACAACATGGGGTTAGCGCAACGGCCCTACTGGGCAAATACGAATCAGAAAACAACTGGTTTAGTGTGAGTCAGGAATTGATGCAACATTGGATTGCACAACTGGAAACCTGGAAAGAAGTAGAGCGCAAATTATGGGCTTCTGTAGCCTCAATGACACTGATAGACGTTGCCGCCGAAGACGCGGAAGTAATCGTTACTTTCATGAATCCTTACACAAGTTTGCAGGATCCACAGAAAGATTTTGACTTACATAGGGCCAAGGTAAGGGCTGGTTACGAGTCAACTCTAATGAAGGTACTAGAGGAGAATCCCCACTTGTCCACACTAGAAGAAGCGGCAATTTTCTACAAGCAGAATTTACAAGCGTTTTCAGATGAAATCGGAATGAAGCGTGAATTGAATATCCCAGATGATGGGACAACTGGCAACACTCCCGAAGTCAACGGGGCACTAGGTGGCGCAAGCGGTATCAAAGGGGCAAAAGGCCCTAGCATGATAGATAATAAAGACTTGGAGGCGTAAAAATGGAAGATGAAAAGACTACTACTGAAAATGTGAATGATAACAAAGAGGCCGTCAAAGATGAAGTTGTTGATAAGACAGCAATCGTTGAAAAGGTGGCCGAAGAGTTAAAAAAGGAAGTCGAAAAGCAGCAAGCAGAGATTGCCCAATATAAAGCGAAGTTGGGCGAAGAAGCCAAGGCCAAACTTAAGGATGTGCCGGAAGAGATTCGCCAGCGTTACAAGGGCATTGAGATTGACTTAAAGACTGTTGAAAACATTGATAAAGATGTAGCGACGCATAAAGCCATGGAAAACGCAGCCAAGGCAGAAGCCCAGAAACAAATCGATGAATATAAAAAGACAGTGTTTGAAAAGTATGGTGTGAAGTTGCCGGACAGTGCCACAGTTGCAACGCCTGCGACAAAAGAGAAAGTGAAGAATCAGAATGAAGACGGGAAGAAAGTAACTCGTTTTACTGATATAGCCGAAAAAGAAAAACTATCCTTGGATGATTTAAAGGCGATTACTTCCAATCATGAAAATATGAAAAAGTACATGGAAGAGCGCAGGAAAATTATTCATTCTTAACCTAATGCAATTGTGCATTAATTATTAACCTTATTTTATTGGAGTTTGAGATATGTCTATTAATACCACTGATATGGTAAATTTTATTGATCCTTTACTGATTGGCGATATGCTAAATACCTATACCGGCAAGTTGTTTCTTGATAACCTGTTTGGTAATGGTGTAGAAGTTGAAGACGCCTTTTCGTCTGGCCAGATGATGAAGATGGCTAGTGCCTGTGTGAAGGAATACGACGGCCAAGCGACTACTATTAGGGTGCCGATCCTGCCCCAGTTGGTTGGATCTACTGGCGATGTTGGGGAAACTACGGGCGGGGAAACTGAATATGATTTGACGCTTGGCAAGTGTGACATTGTTGTGAAAGAGAAGGGTGATCAATACATCCCCATTACGGGCCTTTGCTCTTTGCAGTTGTGGAATTCGGCTACTGGGCTGGCTTTGGCCGCTTGTGCCGGACTTTTTGCGGACACTAAAGAGCGTATGATTGGGGCAATGAGAAAGCGGGCATAGAACTCCCCTCGGGTGATCGTTGGCTGATTCATGCGGCTAACGAATCCGCGGGCGTGGGCTACTCAGTGTCTATGGTGTTCGCTGATGAGGCGTGGAAAATTAAGCGGGAAGTAGTCGATGATGCTCTCGCCCCGACTATGGCGGAAAGATCAAACCCGCAACTATGGCTCGTGTCTACGGCGGGCGATTCACTTTCGGACCTTATGCAAGCGTATCGGCAACGGGCCCTCGATCGATTGGACTCCGAGGACCCAGGCTCGATACTACTCCTGGAGTGGAGCGCACCCGCCGAGGCCAATCCCGATGATGTTACGAGCTGGAAGTATGGCTCGCCCGAATGGTCGGATAAGCGGGAGAAATTCCTCCGACAACAGTGGACCGCGATCGAGGAATCCGCCTGGAGGCGTGAATACCTTAACCAATGGGTACTCCGATCCGATCACTGGTTAAAGGATTCCGCCTGGGTGGAAACCCTCGACCCCGAGTTGAGACTACCCGAGCGGGCCGTGTGGAATATCGCGGTCGAAACCGATTTTGACGGGATGGGTCACGCGGTAGCGATAGCTGCAGAAAACGAGAACGGGATAGTGTGTACGAAAGTGACCACACACAGGACCATTAAAGAAGTCGACCAGCGCATAGCGGAAATACGTAAAGAGCACCCATCAATTTATGTCCAAGCGACTCCAGGCTATGTGGATCGCATGAAAGAAAAGATAGATAGCCTGGTCGGTCAGCGTGAAGCAGTCGCAGCTACCCAAAACCTCCTCGACCTGTTCGACCGCCGAAAGATTCGACACGATGGAAGCCAAGTGTTACAGGAGCACTTTGCTAACGCCTCAATATCGAAACGTCAAGGCGGGTGGGTACTCACCGCGCCAATGGGTCGTAACGGGGTTTACGCGGCTAGGGCTCTCATGTTTGCAGCTGCACAAGCAACGAAAGCACCCGCACCAGTAGCAATGATCAGGACACGCAAACGCGCTTAAAGCATGCAAATAACACGCATGTAGTTTTACTTATGATAATGCGCTACGATTCGCGTATGGTGCTCTCCCGAGCGTTGTCGATCGTGCGCGATCAGCAAGCTATCGCTGAACCCTTCCATTCAGATACAACCGATGCCCAAACGGTCGCGCACGTTCGGGAGACCGGATCAGACTTTTACCAGCTCCTGACTAATAAGCTGCAGTACTCCGCGACCCGATCTAGCGCGATGCAGGTCCCAGCGTTTGTGAACGCACTAAAAACCTACTCGCACACAATAAGCGCGTTCCCTCTACGGGAATATCTGTACGGTGAAGCGATCACCCCGCGGTCGTTTCTCACCTGTCCATGCTCAGTGCTCCCATACTCCGCCGTCATCGACCGGCTAGTAGCTGACCTCCTACTCTACGATCGGGCCTACTGGCTCATAACCGAACGCACATGGGACGGATACCCATCCAGCATACGAATTATGAGGGTCGAGGACGTTAACGATCAGACTCCAGGTAACGGCGGGNNAGCGAGTCCCGACACGTGACATTATTAAATTCTATGGGGACGGTAACGGCGGGTGGCTCCGCAACGGAGCAACCGCGATTAATACAGCGGCAAGCCTCGAAGCCGCGACCCTGATGTATTCGGAGTCACCTATCCCGACAGTAGCCCTAAAAAATAATGGGGCTGATTTACCCGCCGAGCAGGTCGATGCACTACTTGAAGCGTGGGAGGACGCTCGCCAGAACCGCTCCACCGCGTACCTTAACTCCAGTATCGAAGCCCAAACAATGGGATTCAGTGCACGGGATGTCCAACTGATCGAAGGCAAGGCACAAAGCGCACTCGCAATCGCGAGGCTCGCAAATTTGGATCCAATTTGGGTCGGGGCGGGCGTGCCAGGATCAAGTCTCACATACGCGAACCGAGTCGATCTCTATCGGCAGCTCCTAGATACGGCACTCCGCCCAGTCATGTCACTGATCGAACAGCGGCTATCTATGGGCGATGTCACCCCCAGAGGTCACGAAATCAAATTCGATACGACCGCGTTCCTTCGGGGTAACCCGCTCGAACTCGCAGATCTGGTAACCAAACTCCTACCGCTCGGAGTCATCACAGAGGACGATGCCAGGGCCATTATGGATTTAACAGCTCTGGGAGTTAATACCCTCAACATGGGAGACAGAACATGAAACAAATAACCACAGAATCCACAGTGCTATTCGAGATCCGAGAGGACTCCGAGAACAGCGACATTGTAGCCACAGGCCACGGCATGGCGGTCCCATATGGGACTGAGACCCAGATCGGCGGTGTACGGGAGT